AGAAGGTCTTAATCCCTTCTTAATAAGGTCTCTGGTTTAACGAAAAATTTGGAGACATAGGTAACTTGTGATAGCATTATCTAGCAGATAACAGTGTTGATATTTTTAAGCTTTTGATTAAAGTAGATTATAATGGCGAAAGGTGTTAAAACAGGCGGAAGAATTGCTGGTCAGCCTAATAAAATGACCAGAGGTATCAAGGCTAACATCCTTGATGTATTTGATAAGATAGGAGGTGTGCAATACTTTTCTGAATGGGCAAAAGAAAACCCAACAGAGTTTTATAAGCACTATATAAAGCTTTTGCCTACAGAAATGATTGTTGAAGCCAGCGTCGAGCAAACAAACATCAAAGTACGACCGTCAATAACACCAGAACAATGGATGATAGCACATGGCGTGGGAACCCCAACCGGGCGCACAGAGTAGCGCTCTAAGCTGTGACTGGATTGATGAGCTGTTATTTGCAGGTGAGAGAGGTGGTGGAAAAAGTGACTTCCAGCTTGGCTATCAAGAGGACGGCGCGCTAACGTACGGCAAGGCACACTTCGGGATAATGTTTAGAAAAACTTACCCTGAAATGGAAGAGCTACAGTCCAGGGCATTGAATATTTTTACTGCGTCCGGAGCCGTGTTTAAAACACATCCAAGCGCCCAATATCCATATAGTAACTGTTGGTATTGGCCTAACGGTGCAACTGTAAGGATGAGATATATCGAAAGAGTCGAGGACTACGGAAGGTATCACGGCTTTTCATTTTCAGCAGTTTCGTTTGACGAGGTTACTGAATACAATACACCAGAAGGATTGCTAAAAATGCTCTCATGCTTGCGTAGCGCACACGGAGTGCCATGCACAGTCAGACTTACAGGCAACCCAGGCGGCGTAGGGCATGGATGGGTAAAGCAGCGGTACATTGATGTGGCACCGCCATATACGCCTTACACAGACCCAGATAGCGGGTTTAAGCGCATATTTATCCCTAGTAAAACCAGCGACAATGCTATTTTGCTAGAGTCAGACCCTAAGTACAGAGACCGCATAAAAGCCGCCACAAATGGCAATGAGGCATTACGCAAGGCATGGCTTCATGGTGACTGGGACATAGTAGCCGGCGCATTTTTTGATTGTTGGGATAAAGATCGTCACGTAATTAAGCCTTTTACAATACCGCATGACTGGCTAAGGTTTTGTTCCGGTGACTGGGGTAGCGCAAGACCATTTAGCTTTAACTGGTTTGCTGTTGTAGCAGATGATTACAAGGTCAGTTCGGAGCTTACTTTACCAAGAGGCTGCCTTGTCCAGTACCGCGATTGGTACGGGATACAGATAGACAGTTATGGCAATTACAAGGCCAACAAGGGAATTAAGATGATAGCCGAGGATGTTGGCAAAGGATTGGCAGAACGCGAGGCTAACGAAAAAGTAGCCTATGGTGTACTGGATCCTGCAGCATTTTCACAGGATGGCGGGCCATCAATACATGAGCGCATGTTTATCGGCTCTGGCCGTAAAGTACAGTTCCGTCGTGCAGACAATAGCAGAGTTGCAAAAATGGGCAGCATGGGCGGATGGGATCAGGTGCGCTCAAGGCTAATAGGTAATGATGTTGGTCCTATGCTTGTGTTTTTCGACACCAGCATACACACTATACGCACATTTCCATTATTGCAGCACGACAAGGACAGGATTGAGGATGTTGATACGGATCAAGAGGATCATTGTTTTGCGGCTGGTACTTTAGTTTCAACGAATAAAGGATATGTTCCGATTGATAAGTTAAATGATTATGGGCTTGTATTATCTCTCAATGGTTTTGAATATTATCGTTCAGCAAGATTAGTTAAAAAAGATGCGGTGGTTGTTAAGCTTGTATTTGATAATGGAGTCAAAATTATATGCACTCCAGATCATAAATTCCTTGTGAAGACTGATACGATGCGCTATGCTATAGACTTACTTAATGAGGAGGTTTTATGTGTCCAGCAATCGTATCAGCAACAATACAAGAATACCGCGGCGTTAGATATTATCTGTGCAATAAGTATTTTCAGAGGAAAGGCGTTAGATTGCATAGAACTGTTTGGGAATCAAACAACGGTAAAATACCAGAAAAGCATCATGTGCACCACAAAGACAATAATAGATCGAATAATGAGTTATCTAATCTCGAATTGCTTTCTCAAAATGAACATCTTAGCGGTAAGCACGGAGAGCAATCAGCAATTAATGGACATAAAAGCATTGAAAAAGCCAGGATTTATGCAATTGAATGGCACAAGAGCGAAGCCGGTAGAGAATGGCATAAAAAGCATTATGCAGATTTTCTTAAAAAAAGTAATGAAACAAAAGTTGATAAAATATGTAGACATTGCGGCGCACAATATAAAACTGTTGTTAGCAAGGTTTTATATAGTAAATACTGCTGTAATAATTGTAAAGCGCGCGCGTTGCGTAAGCGTAGAGCCGATGAAAGAAAGTCGTGATGTGTATTGTTTAACGGTTCCCAAAACCGGACTATTCTGCGTTGATGGTGGAATAGTTGTATCTAACTGCCAAGACAGCGTTAGGTATGGTTGCATGAGCAGACCTTACATACCTGCCAAAAAAGTAGACGAACAGCCAGTATGGCCAACACAGATGACCTTCAATGACCTAGTAAAGAAATCAGGCGAATTAAGAAATGCACAATAAAGACTTACGGCAAAAATGGCTTACAAAGATAAGCGATGCGCAAAAGCGTGATGCTGACTGGCTAAAGAAGTCTAAAGATATTATAGACAAGTATCGCGCTAAGAACCCTAAAGCAAACTCTTACAATATCTTATTTAGCAATGTTGATACCATCTATCCAGCTATTTACAACTCATTGCCCAAGCCGGATGTAAGGCGTAGATGGTCAGATGATGATCCTATAGGCAAGATTGTCAGCGAGATTGTTTCCAGGTCATTGTCGTACTTTATCGATAATCCAAGGTTCAACAAATCTATTTCCCTCTGCGTTTATGATTATTTACTAAGCGGCAGAGCAGTTGCACGAGTCAAATATATTCCTGATATAGAGTCAATTGACGGCGAGGAAGGTCAGGAACCCTACGAATCAATAAAAGGAGAGCGAATAGAGATAGAACATATCCAATACGATGAATTCCTAATCGGAGAAGGCAAGGAATGGTCTGACGTACGCTGGATCGCATTTAAGCAGTGCATGGACAAAGCTCAAATAGAAGAAAAGTTTGGCAAGGAAGTTTCAGAAAAGATAACTTACGGCGAAGTAGATAGAGAAAACACCGGAGAATCGTATAACACAGACGAAAAGAAATACGAAGATGGCTATGCCGAAATATGGGAAGTTTGGGACAAAGACACCAAAAAGATAATCTTCGTAGCAAAATGTCACGATGAAGTTTTATCTGTTGAAGAAGACAATTTAAAGCTTTCTGACTTCTGGTCAATCCCAGAACCACTTTACTCAGTTATTGACCCGTCATGCATGATACCTGTACCGCTCTATGCAATTTACGAACAGCAAGCAATAGAGCTTGATAAGATCAGCCTAAGAATAAACAAAATAATCGACGCGATAAAGGTGCGTGGTATTTATGACGCTACGCTTACGGAGTTAAGCAGTCTCATGCGCGGCGATGACAACCAACTAATCCCAGCCGAAAATATTGGCATTATAATTGATAGAGGTGGACTTGATAAGGCTATTTGGTTCCTTGATATTCGCCCTTTGGCTCAAATACTTGAAACACTGTACAAACAGCGCGAGCAGACTAAACAGGTTATTTATGAAATTACTGGATTGTCGGATATTATCAGGGGATCCACAGATGCCAATGAAACGGCAACTGCACAAGGATTAAAGGCACAATTTGGCAGTCAGCGAATCAGCAGGATGCAGCGATCAGTACAATATTTTATTCGTGATATTTTGCGAATAATGGCCGAGATAGTACCTCAATTACAGGTTGAGACGCTAGGTAGCATTACAGGCATTAAATTGCCAACAAACCAGGAAGTTCAAATGAGCGTAATGCGCGCGCAGATGACCGGACAGCCGCCACCAGACACGCAAGGTATTATCACAGTTGAAATGGCTCATGAGCTTCTTACAGATAATTTAATGCGCGATTACAAAATCGATGTAGAGACAGATAGCACGATAGCTGCATCACAGCAGCAAGATATGCTTGCTATTAGAGATTTACTGTCTGGTCTTGGTGACATGTTTAACAAATTTGCTCCAGCAGTGCAGTCTGGTGCTTTGCCGATTGAAGCCGTAAAAGAGCTAACGCTTGCAGTTGTACGACGCGCAAAGATGGGCAATGCTGTTGAAGACGCGTTCGAGAAAATCCAGTCTCCGCAACAACAGGGGGCGGAACAAGACCCGCAAATTGCTGAGATGCAACAGGTAATTCAGGCCGGAATGCAGCAAATCCAACAAATGCAAGCCGAGTTAGACAACAAAGATAAGCAATTAATGACTGATTATCAAATTAAAAAAATGAAAATAGATTCAGATAGAGAGGTCGAAATAATGAAAATTGAGGCTAATCAAAAAACAGAAAGAGAAAAGACATTGACTAAATTTGCATTCAGTAATAATAATAATTCTACAACTTAATTGACATTTAACATATTTATGTTGTATATTCAAGATAGAAAAACATTAAAACTCATACCTGCCAGTGAATA